CCGCTCAGGATTGGGTGGAGGCAGCGTGTGGGAGGTAAGCGCAAATCACCTAGCAGCCAGCCGACCGCGGCCCCCCGCGACATGCCCCACGCCTCCAGAACAGCCCGGTCCGCGGCGAAGTCGGCGTGACGAGTCTCGAATGCCTCAAGGGGACGGTGAGCACCCGAATACCGTGCAGCCTCTTTAGCGTAATCAAGCGCATGGGCGAGGACGCGATATCGGGCCCACGATCCAGCGTCGTACACACTTGCGGCGCGGTGATCGGCACCAGTGGGCTGCAAGCTCAGGCAGTACTGCTCAACTCCATGTAGCCAACCGCTCAGCTTAGCAGGCAGTCCGTAACTAGGACGTCGCAGTATCCGGGCAGATGGGTTGTATACCGTAGACTCCCGGAAATAAGAAGACAGGATGGGGATGTCGTCTGCACTTGCTTTGTTCAGCACGCGGGCGTCAGCCATTTGGGCCGCGACGTCAGGAGTGACGTTGTAAACAGACGCGAGGGGGTCAGCCAGCACTTGGTCAGCGGACCAGGAGTTATGCTTCAGATCCACAGGTTTGCCGCCGCGCTGCACCACTCTTGCCGATGCTCGCAGCCTCGGATCAGGCGGCTCAATACCGAAACCCATGGGTTTGGGAATCTTGAGCCAGTCTTGACTCAGATGTTTGCGCCTGCTCCAGACCGTTTTAAGAGCAGACCAAGCCCGCTCAACGTAGTCACCGCCCCATCGACGCCGCAGTATTTGCACCACACCGTAGAGATGTTCCATCACACCTTCCTCTTCCCAGGGCGCGGCGTTCCATGGCTTGCGCTGCACCAGCCCCGGAATCGTCCGAAGGACGTAGCCAGACAGACCATCTGCATTGTACCACGTGCGCAGGAATTCGCAGGCACCTCGATGAATAGCGAACTTCCCATCTGCGCCTACTGCGTTCACTGCAGCGTAGCCTAGTCTGAAGCAGAGCGTACGCGCCCATGAGGAGCAGAACATTGCAGTGTCGTCGCCGCGTATCCACATGCGATAGTCGGGGCCTGGGTTGAGTAGGGACATCATGTACTGCTGAACCAAAGCAGTTACAGTCGTGTTCCAAGCGTTACCCACCAGACTAGTCCAACGCAACCCAGACATCAGACCCCCCATCACCCTGAAGCTCGCCTTTCGGTCACCATCTCGTACGTATAGCCAGCTGCGGTCCATTGAACCTATCACCCGGTCGTACACTGCTAAGAACTCGGCTTTGTGCTCGGGCAGAACTGCCGGCAGAGTCGAGTCCCTCATCGCACGAAATATGGCTTGTAGCTCAAGAGTACTTGGCTGATGATCGAAGCCACTGAAGTCAAATGGCAATGCCCACCTTCCCAGGCTACACTGAGTCCACATCTCCGCCTGTCTCTCGGTTTGTTGAAAGATCGTCTCTTCGATTGTGCTACCGGGCCACCCCTTATATGCGTGGTTGGTAAAGGTAGACAACCATGACATCAGGAGGTAGGTATACAGATCACTCGAGACGGCCAGGCGAATTTTGCCCAACTCAGCCTTGACTACAGTCTTGTTCTCTTGACTCGTCGTGGAGACACATTGCGCATATATCTTCTCGAGATCGCAGACATCGGGCACGAGATTCTTTCGCGCCTTAAAGTGACCCGACTTACCTTGGGAGGACCAGTCCATACGCCCAACGCTGCTTGCCCCGCTTGTTGCCCAGCTCGCTCCGAGCACGTATTCCCTGAGTGACTGCTGAGCCGATTGATGGGGATACATGTGCAGTACTGACAGCGCTGAGACGAAATGGGGGTCCAGAGCGGTGCGACTGAGTCCGTGTAGTGCTCCGCCGTTAGCCAAGTCTTCAGCTTCCTCGAACACGTCAAAGCCGGGAAAGGGAGGGTTACGGTATCCTAACAACGTGCCGAGCTCGGTGAGCATACCGCGCGGAAAGGCCAAGACAGCTTTTGATTTAACCAAGTCGTTCACAGGTTTCGCAATAGCCAGCCAAGACTCAGGATCCCAC